TTAACAGTACCAGAACAACAAGAAACTTCTCCTGAAACGGAAGTTGATGACTCTGAAAACTTGAATCAGTTAGCTACTGATCATGATGAGGATCAATCAGAAACAGAAAGTTCAGAAGGAAACCCTGACAATATAGAAGCATCTGTAAATTCTACGGAATCCAAACTAGAAGCTCCTAAAAATTGGACAGAGGATGTAAAAAAGGTGTTTGATACTTTACCAGCAGAATCACAAGAATTTATGATTAAGCGTGATAAAGAAATGACATCTGATTACACCAAAAAGACACAAGAATTAGCGGAACAACGCAAAAATATTGAAGCATTAGATAGAGTTCTACAACCAGCACGTCAAACTATTAATGCAACAGGGATAGGAGAAGCAGAATATATATCTCGATTGCTTAATGCAGACAATGCCTTGAGAACTAATCCTAAAATGGCACTTCGACAACTTGCACAAGGTTACGGAATTGATTTGTCTTCCATGAATGAAGAAAGTGAGTCTTGGAATGATCCAGACCCACAATACGCCCAATTATTGCAACAAAACCAACAAATTATGTCAGAACTCAATAATTTTAAACAACAGAATATACAAAGCACAGTTGCACAAACAGAACAAACAGTAGAGCAATTTTCTATGAAAACTAATACTGATGGCAAATTAATGCACCCACATTTTGACAAAGTAAGAGTTAAAATGGGTAATTTAATAGATGCTGGCGAAGCAAAAGGTTTAGATGAAGCGTATAGTAAAGCTGTAAGGTTAGATGATGACCTTTACGCTGAAGCTATAAAAAGTTCTAAATTATCAGTAAAGCAACAAGAAGATAGCAAAAGGAAAGCAGCAGTAGAAAAAGCTAGAAAAGTAAAACCTTCTGGTTCTGCTAATCCGCCTAAAGGTTCTGTTAAAGCATCTGATTTGGATAGTTTGTTAATGACAAGTATTGAAGGAGCAGGGTTTAATGGTTAAATTGCAGGGTATAATTTTTAATTAGGAAATAGATAATGGCATCTCCAAATAGTACATTTACAGAGATTGTTACTACCACTCTTGCTAATTACAGCAAGACAATGGCAGATAACATAACCAACAATAACGCCTTACTTAAATCAATAAGTGAAAAAGGCAACAAAATTGTAGCAGGTGGTCGTACAATAGTGCAAGAACTAGAATATGCACAAAATGGTACAGCTAAATGGTATAGTGGTTACGAAGTATTAGATACTTCAACAAGTAACGTATTTACAGCGGCTGAATTTAATTATAAACAGCTTGCAGGTAATGTAGTTATATCTGGACTAGAGCAAGTAGAAAATTCTGGTAAAGAGCAAGTATTTAACCTTCTAAAATCAAGAGTAAGAAATCTTGAAAAAACGCTTAAAAATACTATGGCAACTTCTCTCTATGCAAATGGAACAGGAACAAATGGTAAAGATTTAGGTGGTTTAGGTTTATTAGTAGCTGATACTCCAACTAATACAGTTGGTGGTATTGATGCAAATACTTATGATTTCTGGCAAAATCAAGTTTATGATTTTTCAACCACAGCAGGTGGAAACGCATCAGCAACTAATATACAATCAGGCATGAACTCCGCTTGGTTATTAGCAATTAGAGGTGCAGATAAACCAGATTGTATCGTAGCAGACAGCACATACTTCCAATTCTATTGGGCTTCTCTACAAACTAATCAAAGATTTACTTCTGATGATAGTGCAAGTGCAGGATTTATGAACTTAATGTTTATGAATGCACCTGTGTATTATGATGATCAATGTCCAGCAGCTCATATGTATATGCTGAATACTGATTATCTATTCCTTCGCCCAGCTAAAGGTAGAGAGTTTACTCCTTTAGGGGAAAAGGCTTCTGTAAATCAAGACGCAATGGTGTTGCCAGTAGTTTGGGCAGGAAATATGACCTGTTCTAATCGTGCAAGACAAGTTGTTCTTAAAAACTAATAGAGAGGATTAAAATAAGATGTCTTATATTATAGGAATGGACATAACCGCAACAGGAACAACCCTAGACTTTCAACTAGGTCAAATAGGACAAGCTGTTGATGGTAAACTTTATAAGTACGTTCAATATGATACTGGAGCAGGAGGTATTGCAGCAGTATCTGGAAATGTAGTAGGTTTTTATGCACCTGGTGGAGCTTCCGCTGGTGCAACTACTATGGTTACTGCTGATGCAAGTGATACTGCAAGAGTAGGAGCTGGTGTACTTAATTCAGCCCCAGCAGATGGTGAGTATTGTTGGATTCAGGTAACTGGAGCAAGACAAGTAACAACTGCTTTAACAGCAGGTGCTGATGGTAATGCATTAACAACAGTAGGAGCAGGAGATTCAACACTTGATGTTTCTGCCGCTGTTACTGATGCTGTGTGTGCAACTGCAATAGACGTAAGTGCAAAAATAATAATGTGTCAATTTCCATTGTAGCATTATAATATGTAGAGGGTGGTTTATACTGCCCTCTATACTTAAAAGGAGAATGAAATGTCAGCAACATCTAATTTAAGAGCAACTTTTTTTAAAGATGAAAACAAAAATGATTTAGTTAAAATTTCATTAATAGGCGACCCAAACACAGTAATTCTTGATGTTAAAAACAATGGGGAACAATTAAAAAAAGATTTTCCAATACAATGGGCAGAATACTATAAAAATACAAAAAAGATTAAAATACAAGAAACAAATTTAGATGTCTTAGAGTGTATGAGCGTAAACAAAATTAAAGCGTTAGAATTAGAAGGCATTACTTCTGTAGAGCAATTATCTGAATTGTCAGATGGTGCGTGTCATGGATTAGGCAAAGGCACACTAGATTACAGAAAAGAAGCAAAGTCTTTTATGATGGAAAAACATAATATTAAACCATTACAAGTGGTTGGCTCATGACATTACTAACAATATGCCAAGATGCTGCAAATGAAATAGGAGTACCATCTCCTTCTGCTGTTATTGGTTCAACAGATACTACTGCTATACAATTATTAGCAGCAGCCAATAGAGAAGGCAAAAACCTAGTAACTGGCTATGATTGGGAAGTATTAGTAAAAGAAGAAAACCACACAGCTATAGCTAATGAAAGCCAGGGTAAACTATCGGCTATAGCTACAGATTTTGAAAGATTTTCTAATAATACTATGTGGAATAGAACATCAGATAGAAAATTTTATGGTCCATTAAACAATACAGAGTGGCAAACATTAAAAGGCTCTGTGCAAAGTGGCATAACTAATTATTTTAGAATTAGAGGTGGGAAATTATTAATGAACCCAGTACCTACAGTAGGAGATGCAATATATTTTGAATACATTTCTGAATGGTGGGTTGATACTACAGGAAATGGTGATGCAAACGCTAATAGATATGCAGCAGATGCTAACACAACAATATTAGACGAAAATTTAATTACATTAGGCGTTATATGGAGATTTTTAAAACAAAAAGGTTTGCCATATGATAACCAATTACAAGAATACCAAATTAAACTATTTGAAAAACAAGCTAAAGATGGTGCTAAACCTATCATTAGAATGTCTGGTAGTTCAAGATTGTTCTTGCCAGTTAATGAGCCAGAAGGGAACTTTACTCTGTAATGTATAATTATAAACCCAAACCAAAGCCCAAACCTAAACCAAAGCCTAAACCAAAGCCTAGAAGGAATTATTAATGGCTAATTGGTATGATGATTTATTAGATGGAGCTTCTGATTTAGCAAGTAAAGCTAGTTTTGATAATGTATTTGGAGAAACACCTGAATCTGGTAGTCTTATGGATATAGGGCAATCTTTATTAAATCCAAACTATGATCCTGAAGGACATTTATTAGGTAGAGTTTTAAGAGATGCACCTCCTCCTGATATGTCTGATATATTAAATAATCCTGATAATCCTAATGAAACTCCGCCTAATCCTGTAGATAGAACAAATGAACCAGACCCAGAACCTTTTGTGCCTTCTGAATATACTATGAAAATGCCAGCAAAAATGTCAATGGACATTGCAGGAGTCCCAAGAAAAAGAGAAGTAGGTATGGTTGGCGGTAAACCAAGAATGCAATTAAATGCTAATACAGAAGAAGAAGAAGAAATGGCAAGATTAGCACAATATTTAAGGAATAGAGGGTAAATGGC